CTTGTTCATGAGGCCTTGTTCTCCCTGTTTTGCTTTATTAGTTTTTTACTTGTGAGCCGATGCAGTCGGCTGTTCATTCGGGCCGCGCTGGAAAACCCAGCATTTGACGGTACGGCCACGGGGTTCATCGGTGTTGTCGTGAAGCCAAATGGCGCTGTTCACAGCCTTCATGTCCACGAATTTGCGCAAGCGCGAGGTGCGCAAGTACTTCTTGAGATCAGACAGCGACGGCACTTCGAGACGGTGGTGTGCAGCGATCTGCTCGAAGTGATTGAGGTTGACCGCGATCTCGCGTGGGTTGCGGCTGTGGTTGAGTGACGGTGCGGCGGCGTTCCAGGTGTCGAGGTAATCGAACCGCTCCCAGAAAATCTGCACTATCTTGTGGTCGCTGCTGATGGATTCCTGACGCTCGACGGCTATGCCTTGCACTTCCTGCATTACGGCTTCTTTCTGTTCGTCGGTGAGCGTGACCACATGCGATAGCGCATCGAACACGGCGAGCAATTGGCCGTGGTTCTTCGCGATACGGGTGGTCTTGATGTCAGGATGGTCCAACAAGGCGTGTTCGTGCCGGGGAGCATTCGCCAGGATGGTTTCCATCACCTTGGCTTCCGCACGCGTGGCCAGCAGCAGGAAGTGACTCAGCGCATCGACCGGCATTTGCTCCAGCTTCAACGCCGCCGCGCGCGTCTGCGCGGTGTGCGCCGAGCGATCCACCGTGATGTGGCAGATGCGCTGCATGATCGCCTCGCTGGCCTCCACCTTGGCGTTCTGCGAGATCACTACGGTGGCGCGAAACGGCGGCTCGCGCGTTTCGTTGCCGGAGTTCTTGACGCCCGTGGCGCGCACGCTACGACCGTTGTAGGCGGTCTTGAGTTCGTCCCAATCGAAGCGCTTCTTGGCGTCGTCGTCGCGGTCGCTCTCGATCAACACCACCGGCAGGTTCGACACCTGCGCGAAGTTACGCGCCCGCGCCGCCGGCGTGGACTTGGAGGGGTCGAAGCCTTCGTAGTCGCGGCGTCCAAACAGCTTCCACATGAATTCGATCAGCGTGGACTTGCCCGCGCCGGCTTCACCCACCAGTTCGAGGAAGGGATAGCTCTTCTGCACCTGGCGGATTTGCTCGGCAAAGAGGCTGCCGAACCAAAACGTCAGGGCCACGAGCCCCTTCGCGCCGAAGCACTGCCACACCAGGTCCAGCCACTCGGCGCGGTACTCGCGCCGATCGCGGTTGAAGGTCAGGTGTGGCGACTGGCTGAGCGTCTTGAGGTTGAGCTTGCCCAGCTCGAAGTAATCCTCGTCGTTAAGCGTATGCACGACGCCATCCTTGATGGCGATATCGCCCATGACATAGACGCCGTGCTCCTTGCTGTAGCCGACGAAATCGATCGTCTCGACCGTTTTGATGTTGAAGAGCTGCCGCTGGATGATGCGGTCGAGCTGCTGACTGGTGCCGGTGAAGACGGCACCGGGAGCGATGCTCAGCAATCGCTTCTTGAACTCGCTCGCACTGGCCAGGCTGCTGCCGGCGAAGGTGTTCTTCACCGAACCGCCGCCGTGCGGAAAGCTCACCCGGTAGTAGTACCAGGACTCGTCGGTGACGGTGTTGGCCTGGTAGTACAGCGGCTGCGGGTTGCAGTTGGCGATCTCCACGTTTTCACACGCTTCCACCAGCGCCTGATCGCGGCGTTCCTGCTCGTCTTGGTCGGGGTCTTTTTCCTCGAGCTGCTGCATGGCCTTGTCCAGCGCCCGGATATCCAGGTCGAACCAGTACAGGCGATCGGCGAAGTCATAGAAGAAGGTCGCCATGCCGGTGCGGCGGTAGATCAGCCGTGCCTTGTCGGCGTGGTTGCGCGCAATCAGCAGCGAACCCTGGTAGAGGTATTCGTCGATGTCGTTCGGGCTGAGTTTGTCGGCCAGATGCAGGTCGTTCCAGTCCTGCTTGGCTTTACCCGTTTGTACGATGGTGGCTGCTTCGCACTTCCAGCCTTCCTTGCGCGCCCGCTTCACCCAGCGCTGGGTGTAATCCCGGCCGGCGGCGTCGCCATCCAACGCCCACACCAACGTGGGCAGGTTATGGGCGCGGTGCGCGCGCAACCGTGCCAGGAACGCGGCCGGGTAGTTGTTGCAGCTCATGGCCGATACTGCATCGATGCCGTGATGGCCCACCGCGACGGCATCGAAAATCCCCTCCACCAGCCACAGCCGATCGACCGTGGCCAGCTTCTCGGGCGGGAGCGTGGGTGGCACCCACGCCTCGCCCGCGTAGGGCTTGCCCGGCGCGAAGCGCGCTTTCATCTTGCCAAAGCGGTGGGCGCGATCGATCAGGCGTTCCCAGTAGCCGCCGCCAGGCAGCGCAAAGCGGACGGTGGCGGAGGTTGCGCCGCTCTCCAGGTCTTTGAACCACTCCTGGGTGTACGTGCCTTGCACGCGCGCCAGGTTGAAGCCGCGCGAATTCTTCAGGTATGCATCGGCCGCCGCGTGTGGCGCGTCTTCGGTCTTCTTGTAGCGCTCGGACCAATCCTCGAACAGGTCAGGGAAGAGGTCTTTCACCGATGCTTCGTAGCCGCAGTTTTTCAGACGCCCGCAGCGGATCACCCACGGGGCGCCGGCATTGGCATACAGCTCCGGCTTGCCGCAATCCGGACACTTGCCACCGCGCAGATAATCTTTTTTGGCTTTGAAGCCGAACTGATGAACCAACTCGCGGGTGATATCCGCGAGCAACTCTGTGCTCATGGCGTAACGCGGTGCGCTCATGCGTCGCTACCGTCCGTGTGGCCGGGGGCGGGGTGCGCATCCGTATGCTTGCTGAGCCACATCGCGGCATGAGGGCCGCAGGCAGCGCCCATGCGACGCATCACGTCGCAACTGGTGCCGAGGTAGGTCCGTCCCTCCACGTCGCGATCGTGCCAGTCGTCAGCCTCGTCGCTTGCCGCAGCCGGTGCGCAGTCCGGCGGCAAAGTGCATAGGTGGACGCGACCCTCCAACTCATCGGGCATCGCGTGAAACACGCAATCAAGGCAGGTCTTTGTGCGCGGTGTGGTTGTCATCAGGCAAGCCGGGTCCGTACCGGCTGCGCAGGTAGCCGGTGAAAAAGAAGGGAAGGGGTTTAGGGCGAGGCGGTTAGATCAGCCCGCACGTCGTCCGCATTGCTGCGTGATGCGTGCGGCGTCGAGGTTGCCTTCGCTGTGCATCCGGGCCATTTGCAGCACGTCGCTGGCCGTGAGGGCATAGGCATGGCCGGTGGTCGGATCGACCACGCGCACCACATACGACGTGCTGTGGCTGATGTCGAAGTACGCCGGCACGTGTTTGGCTTGCAGATCCGCCAGGGCGTGCATGGTGTAGTGCTGCGCCAGGTTCTCGGCAATGCCAGCGGTGGCCATCAGATGCGCGCAGCAGCGCTTGACGAGCTGTTCGCTATCCAGGTGTTCGGCCTGGTGCGCGACGATGAATCGCGTGGCGCTGTGGATCAGCAGGGCGGCATGGGCGGAATCGTGAGGAAGCGAGCGAGAGAACGACATGGGAACCCCTGTAGTCAGTTGAGCACCATGGGTGCGTAAGAGGAACCTGCCGCACCCGTGGGCGGGGGCGCAGGGGTTTCAGTGGTGGCGGGGCGCGTGGCCGCGGGCACGAGGATGTCGTTGGCGCGCCGCTCCACGATAGGCAGCGAGACCTGTGCATTCGGGATCAGGCTCGGCACCAGGGTGCGAACGATGCCGAGCTGCGCGACACAGCGGTGGCCGCAATCGACGTTCATGCAGTCGAAATAGATGTCACGCACCAAGGGGCTCAACTGCCGGGAGGTGATCGTGCGCATGCGCGATTGGCAGTGCGGGCAGGCGATCGTGTTACGGGGCGCTGTCATGTCCATTTAGTCCTCATACACCGCTTCTACGCTTACCTAGTTTTAAGACCGGTGGCGGTCCTGCGTTGGTGACGATGGGCCAGCCCTTCGAGGTACACCTCAAGCACGTAGGCCGCATCGGTCTTGTCCTCCGCCGCATCCAGCACCTTGCACCGGGCCAGGTCCGCCGGGTCGAGCCCGATGGGGACGCGCTTTCGTTTCGTCGTACTGCGCGGCGCATAAATGCGCCGGCGACCGCCAGGAGAGTTCTTCATAGTGATGGGGTAGGATGCCGAGGTGTTACACAAGGCGACGATAGTACACATTTTGTAGTAACGCAAGAATTTGCGTCAAAGGATTACACAGTGCGTAGTGAGCAACCCCAACTGGACGCCGATGCGATCATCCTGCGCATGCGCCAAGTGTTCGGCGTGCGGTATGAGACAGAGCTGGCTACCGCGCTCGGGTTATCGAAAGCGGCGCCGAGCAACTGGCGCCAACGCAACAGTCCGCCGTACGAGCTTTGTGTGCAAATTGCGCGCGAAAAAGGGATATCTCTCGACTGGCTGATCTTTGGGATCGGCGACATGCACCTAGGTGGGCGGGTGGAAGCACCGCAAAACCCCGAGCAGATGGAAAGCGTGCCTGCGAACAGTCCGGCGGCTGAGCGCGTTTCTCAGTTTGTGTACTGGTGGCATCTCAATCGCACACAGGATGAGATGATCTGGCTGGAACAGCAATTCAAGCGCGCGGTGCCGGAATACGGGGAGTGGTTAGCTGCCGGCGCTTACTAGCAACTGACAGTGTAGAGCTGCGCTATATAGTTGGGCGCATGGTCATCGACCCTGTCATGTGGGACTCGTTCCACCGTCTGCGGACAGTCTGTCGTGTTTGTGGCTTTGCGGCTTCGCTCGCAAGAATCTGAAAGCGCATCAATTCACTTGACGGCCCGATGTAGTTGATGTCGTAATTGCGACGACGTGAATGACTGAATGATCATTCACTGAGGGCCACCCACTGTCGAAGGAGTTTGACATGGTTAAAAGGATTGGCGTCATTGCTGCAGGAATAGTTGCGCTGTTGGCTGGAAATCCAGCGACTGCTAGCACTTGTCAAAGCAAGTACTCGTCTGAATTACATGCTCTTAAAGCACAAGATGATCGGTACTACGCTGCAGTAGACCATCGCGTTGTAACCACACAAGCTGGCTTACAGCAGTTTGCACGCAACGAACGTGTCGCGGTGATTGAAGAACAGCAAGGTCTCTGCACATTCGACGACTATCTAATGGCTGCCTCAATCCGTGGGCGTGGTCTAACGTTAAAAGATCAAATAGCAGCTGTGAGACTGGCCTCCGTGGCTCAGTCGATGAACCCCAGTTCTGTACAGGCCCGGCAAATCTTCGCCCACGCAATAGATCAGCTAACTTTTAGAGCCCAAGGAAAGCAGTTATATGGGACGCTAAAAGAAAGCGAAACTGACGGCAAGATCTCTCCTGTACCAGTGATAGATGGCGCGGTGTCCGCTCAGGACAGGAAGATAGCCGAGCAGCAGACAACCGGTAGCTAAAAGAAAAAACGCGCAGAAAGCGAGAATGCCCTTCCTCTGCGCATTGGGGAATCTGATTTGAATCCTCATGAGCATGAGCTCATGTCTTCGAATGCCCGGTGCATGTGCCAGGTCCTATGGTCATGTCACTGAGCCTGGAAAACTCTTACGACTGATCGAGGGAACGCAATGTACTCCGAAGAAACAGTTGCCAATGCACTTACCCCAAATGTTCTAGAGCTGATTATCCTTCCGACGGAAAAATGCAACTTTCGATGCACGTATTGCTACGAAGATTTCAAGATAGGGCGCATGTCCGAGCGCACAGTCGGCGCAATTAAAAAGTTACTAGAACATCGGATTCCAAAAATAAAAAAGCTTCACTTCTCTTGGTTTGGAGGTGAGCCGCTTCTGGCTAAAGACGTGTGCATTGAGCTATCTAAATTCGCCAAGCATCTTTGCGAAATAAACCACGTTAGTTTCAGTGGTGGATTTACCACAAACGGCTATCTTCTGACTCCTGAGCTTGCGCGTCAGATGTTTGATCTTAGCCAGCGCAATTTTCAGATTACGCTTGATGGCGATGAAGAATGGCACAACAAAACGCGGGTTCAGCCAAACAGGAAGCCGACGTTTCAGAGGATTTGGGACAACATATTGATGTTGAAAAATATGTCGGATCCGTTCCATGTGCAATTAAGACTGCACGTGCATGCAGATAATATCGAGTCAGTAAAAAGGCTATACGATCGACTTAACGCCGAAATACTGATTGATAAGCGATTCTCAGTCTATTTTCATCGAATCAGTGACCTCAATCCGCGTGAGGCAGTTAAGGAAAACCTACTAAACGACGAGGACTATGAGGACGCGTTGACTTATATAAGCGGGGTTGACCGCGAAATAAACGGACATACGAAATCTGAAATACATCTTAATGATTACATATGTTACGCAGCTAAACCTAACTCTCTGTTGATTCGTGCCAATGGGTCACTGGGTAAATGCACGGTGGCGCTCGACGATGATCGAAACAGTATTGGCAGAATACTTGAGGACGGCACCTTAGAAATCTCTAATCCAAAGCTACAGCAGTGGTTTCTTGGCTACTCGGATTTGTCTAAAGATACACTTGTATGTCCGTTGGCGACGTTGCCTCCTAAGATAACCGAAAAGACTATCTCGATTAAAGCGATTTGATGATGTAGGGAGGCGGTTTTGACACTGCCCTTCTGGAGCGTCAACTCCGCTATTTTGTGAAAAGCAACCAAGGAGGTAATCGTGTTACCGATAATAGATCCATCTGTAATCATGGTTGATCATCATGGGGCCGTCCAAATCAACGAGGCGGCCTTGGCAAAATTTCTTTCTTCGAAAGTCATCCAACATGATGATCTTGCCGTAAATGCTGGCTGTGGCGGGTCAAATGGCAGTTGTGGAAACTCGGGCTGCTCAGGAACCAACGGTGGCTGCGCGAATGCGGGATGTAAAAAGGTCGGGCCAACAGCTCCTGGCCGGACAGAGACAATTGGAATTGATTCTGTTGCGCAAATTGTGGCCTAACTTCTAGGACTTGGTTTAGCATGTATTTTGTAGGATTAACCTCAGACTTGACTAAGCCAATGGAATTCCGGCCCGTTACGGGCCGGAATTTCTCGGCGCCCGTAACGCTGGCTGATGGAAAGAGTGTTCGAATCTTTATAAATGCACAAGCGGACAAGAGGCAGCCAATGGAGATTGTTGTTGTTGACGAAAATGAAAATTGGTTAGCACGAGCGCATGTACTAAACAATACTACGCAAATTTTTAGTCGAATTGGTTTATTAGTTAACGTTACAACCTTGCCTGATGGTGAAAGTAATTAGACGTTAGAGGTCGTGAGATGCCTGATACGAAGATTGATCCAAGCGAGATTGTTGTCATGCCAGATGGAGGCATTTTTTATAATGGCAGGGATATCCGTAATACATTGAAGTCCACTGCGGATACAGAACTTTCCGGGGTGAACGTTGCTTGTATAAATTCGTCATCATGTAAAACAATAAATATTCAATGCGACAATCTGGACCTGTCTGAAGGGGGTGTCAATGTGGGCCTGTGTAGAAATGGCGTTTAAGATTGAAGGGTTGGATAATTATTTTTCTAGCACCAATTTCTACTAAATGGCTATGCAAACATTTGTGTATGGTATTGAGAACGGTGTTAGAAGTTTGACACGATCTCGCTTATTGTCGTGTCAGATCATTTTGGCAATGGCGTTCGGTATTGCCGCTTTTAGTTCAGCATGGGGAGCGTTGTTGTCGTTAACAGGCGATCCTCTTAAAGACGTCGGACGTGAAACCTATCATCCTCAGGTCGATCCGAGACCTTTGGATATAAAAGATGCGTCTGGAAGTCCTCCTGATGATCTAACTCTCCGAGATGCGCGAGCCATTTTTCAATTTTCGCCGTCTGGCCGTCGGGCTATGTCTTCACTTAACTGGTTGCCTATGGAGCCAGTAGAAGGGCAGCTTCATGAAAAACGGATGACAATGGTGTTTGCGAGAGGCGCCACTTCTGATTTTTTTAAGTTGTTCCGGGCTCCTTTTGCATATGGCTCGGCGTGGTCGTCATCGTCGGATAATGATGGCTCCGAGGTGGTTGTGATATCGAAAAAGCTTAATCTCCAATTATTCGGCGGAAAGAATAGTATCGGAAATCATCTCCAGCTTGCCGGTAAGCTTTTTACGATTATCGGCATATTAAATGATTGGGAAATTGTTCCACGTGTTTATGACTTAAATGATGGCGCATACGCCCAGGCGGAAGACGTGTTCATGCCATTCGAAACATGGCTGGACTTGCCGCAGGATTATGGATACGGCCCAATGAAGTGCTGGGCAAATGAACAGGCGGATATGGATCACAACCCGCGCAGCGAAACCTGTACCTGGGTTCAGTTATGGGTGCGGCTTTTTCCAAGTGAGGTTGCGCAATACGTAGATTTGCTAAAGGGTTATTCGGAACAACAAAGGGCATTAGGGCGTTTTCAGCGTAGTCCAAATGTCAAATTAAAAAACGCAGATGAGTGGCTTGTCTATAAAAAAGTTGTGCCGGATGCTATAAAAATTCAGCTCTGGGTAGCATTTGGGTTGTTAGCTGTGTGTCTGGTGAGCACTTCGGCACTTTTGGGGGTCAAATTTAGGGGTGACTTTTCGGAACTTGGAATTCGCCGGGCTTTAGGAGCATCGAAGCGTCAAGTTTTCCTCGAGCTTCTCAGTCAAGGAATAGTAATTGGCATGCTGGGTGGTATAGGCGGAATAGGGCTGGGGCTCGCCGTAGTGCGTATTATGAAGAGTTCCGGCCAGGACTACGCTCAGTTTCTGGGCGTATCTTTCAGCAGTGCATTGTTCTCGTTGATTGTAGCTCTGTGTAGCGCGCTCGTCGCTGCAGTTGTGCCTGCCTATGTCGCCGCAAACGAATCTCCTTATAAGCAGATGGTTGGTCGATGATGTGGAATCAAATTCCCGTAATTATTCGCTCATTCAGGAAGCACAAAGGCACAGTAGTTTTGCTTATGAGTATGGTCGCGCTCACTGTCGCGGTTTTTGCAAATGCGGCTTCGGTCATAGGCGAAGCTGTTCGCAAATCACAGATTTCAACAGGAATTGATGAGGCGAATGTGGCGGTCATTCAAGATATCGCAGTGGTAAATAAGGGCGGGAGTAAATCGACGCAGGACAAGTTGGCTCGAATTCGAGCGTTGCCCGGGGTTGTTGATGTCGCGCTAGGGGCGACGCCACTGATGAATAGCTCGACGATGTATGTAAGCAGAGCGATGGGTGAAAGCGCGGCGGTGGAGGTCAAATATTTTGAGGGTAGCCAGGGCTATCAAAACGCCTTGGGAGTAAAAGTATCTAATGGTGATAATTTGCGGGATGCTTCTTCTCCAAATTTTGGTATCGATACCGCGATGACACCGTGCGTTATAACGGCGGCTTTGGCGGACCGCTTATTTGGCCAAGAAGCTTCAATCGGCAAGACCATCTACGCGGGCAATCTAAGTTTTCAGGTTGTTGGGATTGTTCCAACGTTGCGTGAGAGTTTGTCGCTATCTGAAGTTGACAACTACGCGATGCTCGTTCAACACAAGCTTGGACAAGAAGAGCTTGGTGGCCTATTCGTGATTCGCTCCAGCGATGGGCAAGTCCAGAAGGTACTCAACAAAGCATTGAGCATTTTCCGTGATCTTGATCCTTACCATGTTCAGCCTCTTGCGGAGACATTTGAGGATTTAAAGGTGGAGGCGTTGGCGCGACGCTTGGCATTGGCAAAGGTGCTCTCATTGCTTTTAATCGTATTGACGTGCGTGACTTGTTTTACAATCGGGTCTATTACCTCTCTTTGGGTCAGGCAGCGGAGAACGCAGATTGGAGTGCGGCGCGCGCTAGGTGCGACGCGCATGGATGTGCTTGCGTACTTTCTCTTTGAGAATGGGATGATTACTTCCGTTGGTGCATTTTTTGGTGTTCTGCTTGCCTTTTTGACGAGCTCGCAAATGCAGAAATACTTCGAACTCTCTGGCATTACTTGGCACTACGTTGTGTGTTCCATTCTTCTTATTGTTACGTGTAGCGGGGCGTCTGCTTTAGGGCCAGCCTGGCGCGGCTCCAGGCTTGCTCCGGCAGTCGTTTTTCGAAACATATAGGGTCGAGCTTGTGTGCCAGCCCTTAAGAATGCTTCCGAAGGCATCGCCACGACCTCGCCTATGAGGTGCCAGATTGTTTGAGAATCTATCAAGTGTCGACGGTATTAGCATCATTCGCTGCGACGTAATCGCTGGCTCTACTTTTGTTTTCGAGGCTCAGTGATGTGAAATAGCCGCCATGCCCATCGAGCTGATGTTTAGCTTTGGCTACAATCCATTCGTATGAGGGCATGGGCTCAGGCCATCCCACGAGCTTCACCGGCATTTCCGGGGTCACGTCTGGTCGTCCGATCGCAAGATCCAGCGTGAATGTCGCAGCTCCGCGCTTCACGCGTGCAAGTTCCGCTTCGGCAGCGCGCTTCGCGTCCGTTTCCGTCGGAAAATCACCTCTCAGTATCTTCACATGCCCATGCTTGCCTGCAAGTGCAAGGTGCCCGCGCGCACTATTTACGTCATACCAGCGCGCCTGTACGCCGGTGTAGGCGCTGCGGTCGATTTCCTGGAAATGATGGCGATCACCATTCGCACGCCGGATCACCAAGGTAGGAAATTCGGCGCCATTCGCGGTTTTCGCTTCACCGATGGGCGCGAAGATCAGGCATCCGTGCTTGACGGTGGCCATCGCATCGAAGTGTTTGCCAAGCCGGCGCAGTAACGCCATGTCGCTTTCGGTTTGATCTAGCTGCGTGATGAGCTCGCTCGCCAGCTCGCTGGATACGCGCGGCCTAAGCCCATGCTCACCCGCAATCACACTGACGATGTGGCCCACGGTGGTATTGCTCCAACCGCGCTCCTTGCGCGTGGCCAAAGGACCGGCCATGCGTGCGCTGCGCCCCCGCACCGTAATGGTATCCGGCGCACCGCGGTGTTCGACCTCGTCCACGACGTAGGAGCCTTGCAAGCACATGCCCGCCGTATCAAAGCCCAGCGACACTTCGATGCTCACGCCCTTGCGCGGCATGGCAATGCGGCCCGCCGTATCTTCAAATTCCAGCTCAAGCTGATCCGCATGATCCTCGCGACACGCTACCAGCGTCATACTGCTCAAGTGCGATTCCATGCGGCGCGTGATGTCGGTGCCGCCCACCACTACCTTGAAGACCCGACGTCCCCCCGCTTTCAGTAGCGGGACAATTTAGAGCCCGGGGTTACTTTAACTGCTCGGCGTAGGCGGCGGGTGTCAGCCCGCCCAACGCCTTCTTGGGTCGCTCCTCGTTGTATTC